CATTTATTCAAGTTATTTATTTAGAGTACCACCAACTAGAGAATTAGGTTCATTAGAACAAGATGCAACAGTTGATTATTTCTTTGATGATGCAGATTTAGAAGGAAGAACATTTGATGCTCTTATGAGAGAAGTACAAGTTTATTCTTCTGTTTATGGACACTGCTGGATTATCGTGGACAAACCATCTTCAAATGTAATGACAAGAGGAGAAGAACTAGAACAAGGAATTAGACCATACCTAAGTATCTACACTCCTGAGAATGTATTAGACTGGAAATATGCTAGATCAACAAACGGATATTACTATTTAGAATATTTAAAGATTAGAGAATGTATTGAAGATGATGGAGAATATTACAAGATTTGGTATTTAGATAAAATTGATACAGTATTTTTACCAACTGCAAATAGAGATGAACCAAAGCTAATTGAATCAGTACCTAATCCACTTGGCAAAATACCAGCAGTTATTTTATACAATCAAAGATCACCTATGCGAGGTTTAGGAGTATCTGATTTAACTGATATAGCTGACTTACAAAAATCTATTTACAATGAACTATCTGAGATTGAACAGATCATTAGAATATCTAATCACCCATCTTTAGTTAAAACAAGAGATACTGAAGCTGTTGGTGGTGCAGGTTCTATTATAGAAATTCCTGATAACATTGATGCTAATTTAAAACCTTATATCTTACAACCAAGTGGAAGTAATTTAGATGGAGTATTAAAATCAATCGCACACAAAATAGAATCTATAAACAGATTATCTCATGTAGGGGCTATTAGAGCGACTGGTGAAAGAATACAGTCTGGCATAGCACTAAGAACTGAGTTCCAATTACTAAATGCTAGACTTGCTGAAAAAGCAAAACTAATGGAACTTGCTGAAGAACAAATTTGGAGATTATATGCTCTATGGCAAGAAACAGTATTTGATGGAGAAGTTATGTACCCTACAACTTTTGACATTAGAGACTGGGCAACTGATTTAGAATTATTACAACAAGCTAAATCTTCTAATATTAAATCATCTACATTCACAAAAGAACTAGACAAACAAATAGCTAGAACTGTAATTGATGATGATGAGAAGTTAGTAGTAATTGATGCTGAGATTGAACAAGGAACACAGGCACTAGGAGAGTTCCCACAACAACAAATAACATTACCAACAGTTTAATGTGGCACAAGATTTATTACAGCAACTTCAAAGCATACGAGAAAAAGCAGTAAATAATTTAGAAGCACAACATCAAAGATTATTAAACGATACATTAAAAACTTTAGAGACTAGAGTAATACAAGCTGTATCTGAACTTCCTATTCAAGATGGTGCATTATTCAATACAAGACTTGCTATTGAGATTAGACCAAAGTTACAACAAGCAATAGAAGAACTTTACTTAGCTAGAGTTCAAACATTTATAAATGACTACGATAAGATTGCAGGAACGATTGTTGCAACTTATGGAAAGCTTCCTATTCCTAATGAGTTTAAACAAATTACTGAAGCTGATTTAGTTACTATCCAACAACTAAAGAAGATTGCATTTACACAATTTCAAAACTTAGCTACTGAATTTACCAACACATTAGCACAAGAAGTTTATCAATCTACATTAGTAGGCAAACCTTTTGCAGAAGTAGTTGATTCTTTAAGAAGCAAGATCAATGGAATCTACCAACAATCAGATGACAGAAAAAGACAAGAACTTGTGGACTTCGTACAAAAACAAAAAATCGCTGGTAAAACAAATACAGAAGATTTTAAAACAGCAGTAGATGAACTTAAACAAACTTATGGTTCAACAGTTACAGGTGCAAATCTAGCAGTATATTCATCTCAGATAGTACAAGATGCTTTAATGGGATTTGATGGACAATTTGCAAAGTTTAGAGCAGATGAATTAGGTTTAACTAGCTATGTTTATTATGGTTCAATAATTAGAGATAGTAGAGATTTCTGCGTAGAACACGCAAACAAAGTATTTACAGAAGAAGAAGCTAGACAATTATGGCAATCAGATTGGCAAGGTAAATCAGGTAGCGACCCATTTATTGATAGAGGTGGTTATAATTGCAGACATCATTGGCAACCAGTTGACCCTGAGTGGGGAACTGTAAAAGATGATGGCACATTTGAATACACAGTAGAATAGAACATTTTAGCAACAACTTTGTTGCATTTTTACAATTTCCTTGATAATTGACAATTATAACAATATAGAAGGAGAACAAACAATGAACGACAAAGTAAAAGAGTCGGTTGAGAATACAGCATCTCAAGACAATGCTGGAGTAAACGAAGTTTCTGAAACAACTTCAACTGAGAACAAAGTTTTTACTGCTGAGCAGTTAGAACAAATAGTTCAAAGAAGATTAGAGAGATATAAAAAATCTGTATCTAATAAACTTGATGGCATAGATATTGAAGAAGCCAAAAAGTTACTTGAAGAAAAGAAACTTAAAGAACTAGAAATCGCTAAACAACGTGGCGAGTTTGATAAAGTTCTGAAGGAAACAGTATCAAAAAAGGATTCAAAAATTCAATCGTTGGAATCTGAATTAAAAAGGATTCGTATAGACGAAACATTAGTAAATGTAGCTAGTGGCATGAAAGCTGTTAAACCAGCAGAAGTGAAACAACTACTTAGAAATAGTGTTAGACTAAATGAACAAGGTTCTGTTGAAGTTATCAACGAAGATGGAACTCCTAGATACTCAGATAAAGGCGAACCAATGTCAGTTAATGATTTGGTAAGCGAATATTTAAAGAACAATCCTCACCATGTTTTATCTACTCCATCAGGGGCAGGTAGCAAGGGTCAGATTGGTGGTTCTTCGCCAAAGACAGCAAACATTGGTGATCTTGATTTAAGTAATCCAAATGACAGAAAATTATATTCTGAAATTAGGAAACAACGAGAACAAGGTATATTTAAAATGAAAATAACTAACAACAATAACAAACTATAAAAAAGGAAAAAACACTATGTCAAATGAGACCACTTCGTCAACTCTTAGTGAGTTGTTCGTAAACATTACACAAGAAGCTATCTTTACATTTCAAGAAACATCTGTAATGAGACCACTTGTAACTACTTATCCAATAAGTGGTTCAGGTAAAACTATTGAAGTTCCTGTGTACCCAACAATCAGTGCTTCAGCAGTAAACGAAGCTTCTGATTTATCTAATACAGCAGTAAACCCAACTTCAGCAACTATCACAGCTTCTGAAATTGGTGTTATGACAACTTTAACTGACTTAGCTAGAGATTCAGCTAGTCGTAATGTTGGTGCTGATATCGGAAAATTATTCGGTGAAGCAATCGCTAAAAAAGTAGATACAGATTTAGCTGGTTTACTAGACGACTTTGCATCTGCAAACGATCAAGGTGGTGCTGGAACTGAACTAACTGCTGACTTGCTTTTCAAAGCACAAGCGATTTTAAGAAGTGCAAATGTACCTGCACCTTACTACGCAGTGTTTCACCCTAAAGCAACTTTCAATTTAAAGAAAACTTTAACTAACTCAGCTTACACAAATGGTGTTGGTGCGGCTATTTCTGATATTGGAAATGAAGCTTTAAGAAATGGATATATCGGTAGAATTGCTGGTATTGATATTTTTGAAAACGCAAACATTTCTATTGATGCTTACGATGATTCATTCGGTGGAGTATTTCACCCACAATCTATCGGATTGGCATTAAAAGAAGATTTCAAAGTTGAAACTCAAAGAGATGCGTCTCTAAGAGCAACTGAGATCGTAGCTTCTATCACTGTTGGTTCAGGTGTATTAAAAGACACTTACGGAGTAACAGTTAAAGTTGATACTGCTCTTTAATTAATAAATCGGTGGGGAGTAAAATCCCCACCAACTAAACGGAATTAACTATGGCTAATTTTTCTACAGATTCAGATTTAACATTTTACCAACCAGATATTTTAGGATTTGGAATAGCAAGTTTTACTTCTCCAAATGATTACCATGCACAAGCACGAGCAGATATTGAAAGAGATTTAAGAATTAAATGGTTTCCAGTTTACTCAAAAGAAACTTATAGAGATATAGCAATATTAAATACAACTGAAATGGACGCAACTTTATTAACTGATGCACAGTTTAAAAGAGCATCTGTATTTAGAGTAATAGGTTTTTATGCTTGTCCACAACTTACTAAATTTAATTCAAATGATAACCCAGATAGATTCCAAGTTATGATGAAACACTATCAACAAATGTATGCTGATGAAATGGAGTCTATTTTAAGAGATGGTGTTGAATATGATGCTGATGATTCTAATACAATTCAAGACGCAGAAAAAGCACCTTATCATAGACTTAAACTAATTAGATGAAGATTACTGTTGAGGATAATTCATTACAAGTTGCTAGAAACTTTGAAAAACAAGTAAGAGAACAACCTCTAATAGTTAAGACTGCATTAGGTAGAACTGCTGAGTTCTTAATGGGTCTAATCAAACAAAGAACTGCAAGAGGTATTAATGCAGATGGTAATTCATTCCCACCATACACAGAAGCTTATAAAATATTTAGACAACAAGCTGGTAGACAAACACAATATCCTGATCTTAATTTTTCTGGTCAAATGTTATCAAACATAACGCAAAGATCACAACCTACACAAGCTATTATTTATTTTGCAAATAAATTCCAAAATGTTAAAGCTCTAGGTAATCAAAAGAAACGTAAATTCTTTGCTATTGGTGCAAGAGAGATTCAACCAGTAATGAATGTATTTATGCAAACATATAAAAAACTTAGTAAGATATGAGTAAACGAGAAGATATAGCATCTAATATAGTAACAGCGATTTCAACTGGCACATCTCCAATAACTTTAAAGAAGGTTACAAGAGAACCTTTTAATGTTGATGAATTATCTGAACAACAATATCCAGCTTGTTTCGTACAATCAGGAAACGAAGTAAGATCAGATGAAACAATGACTTCAAGCACTATTACAAGACAAGCAACTGCTGATTATGTAATTGTAGGATATGTAAAAGGAACTCCAACAAATATTGATACAAAACGTAATGAGTTAATAACTACGATTGAAACTAGACTAAATTCTGATAGAACACGAGGTGGATATGCAAAACAAACTCAAGTAGTAGAAGTTTCTACTGATGAAGGTGTTTTGTTTCCAATAGGTGGTATCAGAATGGTAGTGCGAGTAATGTACCAATACACTTCTGGCACACCTTAACATTAACTAAACAAGGAAAACAACATGGCAACTCATACTGGTTCAGAAGGAACGATTAAAGTTAGCACTACAGTAGTAGGCGAACTTAGAAGTTATACTTTAGAACAAACTGCTGACACTATTGAAGATACTTCAATGGGAGATACTTCAAGAAGTTATAAAAGTGCTTTAAAAGGTTGGTCTGGTTCTGCGTCATTATTTTTTGATGAAGCTGATGCTGGTCAATTACTTTTAGTTTTAGGAACTGAAATAGCATTAAAAGTTTACCCTGAAGGTGCTTCATCTGGTGATAAATATTACTATGGTCAAGCAATCATTACAGGTAGCAATATATCTGCATCTTTTGATGGAATGGTAGAAGCTGAAGTAACATTTACTGGAACAGGTGTATTAACACTTGGAACTGCGTAATTAATTATTAATTAGAAAAGGAAGATATGAACGTAATAGATAGAGTGAAGGCACAATTTGAATCTTTAGGCATTAAAAAGATTGAGGTAGCTGAGTGGGGCGAGGAAGGCAAACCTTTAATAATATACTGCTCACCATTTACATTAGGAGAAAAAAGAAACCTATTTAAAGGTGCTAAGAATGATGATCTAGCAGTATTGGTAGATGCAATCGTTTTAAAAGCAAAAGACTCAGAAGGAAACAAATTATTTAAGCTAGATGACAAGCTAACATTATTGAATAATGCTGATGCAAATGTTATAGCTAGAGTAGCAACAGAAATGTTGAATGGTGTTTCTTACGAGGAAGCTGAAAAAAAGTAAGAACTGATACAGAGTTATATTCTATACTTGCTCTTGGTCAGGAATTAAACAAAAGTATAGAGGAAATTTGTCTTATGACTCAAGATG